CTCTCGTTCAGGTGGCCGCTGCGGCCATGACGTCGGAGTCCGTCCTCGGCACGCCAACGGCACTCCGCATCACGCCCGCCGTGGCAGCCCTGTCGTCGCTGTCCGACATGGTCGCGGTCTCCCCGCTCCTGATCTTCGGTGGCGCAGCAGTTCTCACCATCGCATCCGAACTGGTCGCTGATGGACGAGTTGGTGGATCGGGTGGGTTCTCTGCGATGTCGGCCACCACGAACCTGACCGCCACCGCACGCCGGAAGATCACCGAGAGTTGGGGAACCATCCCCATTTAGCACTGACGGACGAGGACATCTGGACGACCCTTAATCAGGTGACCATTCACGGTGTGAACGTTCTTGAGGTGACCGACGACCCGCCTACCCAGAGGGTACGGCTGTGGGACTGCCGGGTGACTTGGCGCGACCTGAACCCTGAGAAGGGCGTCTTCGACTTTACGCGCCTTGACGAGTTTGTGTCGAAGTGGCCGAAGGCCCTCCTCGTTCTGGCTGGAACCCCTGAGTGGGCGGCCATCAACCCCAGTCTCAAGTCGGCCCCGTGGGTAGGCCCCGGCTCGGCCAGCCCTCCCAAGGACCTCGGTGACTGGGACGACTTCGTTACGGCTGTCGCCACCCGCTACAAGGGGAGGCTGAACTACCAGATCTGGAACGAGCCGCAGTCGAAGTTCTTCTGGGAGGGCACGGCGTCATTCGGAGTGCTAGCCGAGATGACAGCCAGAGCCTACAAGATCATCAAGAAGACCGACCCGCACGCCATCGTGGTGGCCGCCCCCGTCCTGCCCCGCACTTCCAGTGGTGGCATGGTCCGTGGATCCAAGTGGTGGAACGCCCTCAAGGTCGAGGGCTGGCCGTGTGACGTCCTCTCGTACCACTCCTACCCCGAGCCGGGTCGTGGCCCCGAGCAGTTCAAGTGGCAGACCCAGCAGGTCCGGACGTACGCGGTCATCCTGCACGCCCCCAAGAAGCCGCTCTGGTGTACCGAGGTCAACTACAACCTCATGCACGGGAAGATCGCCGACATCTCCGTGCGGCCCTTCATGAAGGGGACCGAGAGGGTCGCTCTGGCTCAGGACGTCAAGCGCGTCTACTGGTACGCATGGAACCACGGCGACCCTCGCGTGCTGGGGATCCCGTTCACTCCAACGTCAGTTGGAAGTGTCGTCTTGGGTCAACTGCAGGTTTGACCAGACTCCCGCAGTCTGGCTAGAGACCATTGAGCAGGAGGACTCATGCGCGGAAACAATGTGATTGGCCGGTTCGATCAGGAACTTGAGGTCAAGTCGATTCGGCACGGCATCACTCAGGACCTGCAGGTCCCCACAGGCCAGACCGTGGACTGGTACCGCTTCGACTCCGCTGCCACGACGGTGGACCGGATCTACGACGTCGGCTCCTCGACCGGTGGCCGGAAGTGGAAGAAGCCGTTCACCCTCCCGGTCGTCAACGCCTACGTCTTCCAGAACGAGATCTACCAGAACGACCGAGGCTTCTACGCGGTGGACACCTTGCGCCTCTTCGTCAACTACGACGACGTCATCCGGTTCATCCCGACTCTCGACTCGGATCCTGACCAGCACATCAAGGACCGCTGCAAGTTCAGGGGCCAGATGTACATGGCGAACCGCATCTTCCCGCGTGGTCAGGTCCAGTACGACTACGTCGTTCTGACGGTCGATCTGACTCAGGTCAAGACCGAAGAGCAGGTCAACGACATCTACCAGAGTTGAGCCTGACGCGGGTGTCTCCCGAACCTACTCTGTGAGTGACGCGGTCCATGCGGGACCGAGACCGTCACCCTGCGGAAGTCTTGCGGAGCCAACGATGGCATGGAAGCCCTTTTACGAGCGCGCAGCCGAGATTGAGTCGGCAGCCGAGCAAGAGGCGTTCCTTCGCGGAGTTCTCGGAGGACCCAAGCCACTGACTCCCAAGCAAGCCGCAGGCGCAGCCTTGATCGCTGTGCTGGCTGGATGGACAGTCAACAGTGTGATCAAGGGCAGCAAGAGGTGAACCCCGTCATCGCGACGGTTAAGGAGGCCCTCGGACAGGCCGCCAACCACATGACCACGGGAGTTCGCAAGTCGGCCCGACAGGCGGGCTGGCCGTCGAGTGTCGCCAAGACACTGACGTACGAGGCCACGGATACGGGCTTCCAGTTCAGCATGGGCGAGAACGCCATGGACTGGGAGTACGGGACCGTGGGCAGGTCACCCTCCCCGGCTGTTCGCCAGTTCCAGAACCGCACCGACGAAGTCGAGGCGCAGATTCTGTCTGAGATCGAGGCGACCCTCAAGGCGAAGGGGATCTTATGAAAGACACTGACCTCTTCATGGCCGAGGAGTTGGCCCTCAAGACTGCTCTCAAGGGCATGGCCGTGACCGACAACGAGAACGTCGGTCGCCCTGTCGGCGTCTGGTTCGGGCAACCCGACATGGAGATCACGGCCCAGACGTTCCCGTACGTCACCATCGACATGATCGACATCACCGAGGCCAAGGAGCGCGTCATGGTCAGCCATGGCGTCAAGCCGTGGTACTACACCATGGACGTCCCGGCTCTGGCTGATGACTGGACGATGCCTTACCCGATCCCGATCAACCTCGACTACCAGATCACGACGTACGCCCGTAATCCTCGGCACGACCGGCAGATACTCGCCCAGATCCTCGGCAACCGGCTCCCATTCCGCTTCGGATCGCTGGTCGTCCACCACAGCGAGGTCTTCGCTCTCGATGGCAGCCTGACTAGCGCGGAGGCGACCGTACGCCGTCTGGACATGTTGTCAGTAAACAAGCGCGACACCATTGAGTCGGGCAAGCGCATGTTCATGAACATGTTCACGGTCCGGATCTCCAGTGAGATCACCCAGACCTACATCGCCAAGCACTTCTACAGCGTTCAGCAGGTCAACCTGACTGACAACGCTACCTACCCCTCAACGTTCACCAGTCCGGATCTCATTTCAACCATCACCATCCCGTAACCAGACGGACCCCCAAGACAACTCTGACTAAGGAGAAACCATGGCAACTCGCCCCGGTGTGTATGTGACGGAGACTGTTCTCGCCACACCCATCGCAACGCAGGCGTCTGCGGGATCCGCTGGCGCACTTGTTGGACCCCTTCCCGAGGGTCCGACCACCCCGACTCTGGTGACGTCGTGGTACCAGTTCACCCAGTTGTTCGGTGGACTGAACACCAACTACGTCGGCACGTTCTCGGCCAACCTGTTCTTCCGTGCAGGCGGCGCTGAGTTGTACGTCACCCGAGTCGTCAAGTCCGATGCCGTCGCCGCCAACGGCGCACTGCTCACCTCCGACGCCGTCACTTGGATCTCGTTCACGGCCAAGGGCAAGGGCACCTACGGCAACAGCCTGCGCGTGCAGGTCGTGAAGAACATCAACAACCTCTACGACATCACGGTCCTCCGAGAGGCTGGTGTCGCCGACACCATCGCGTCGGGTCAGGTCACCGCTGGCTCGGGTGACGACACCGTGCTGGAGGTCTTCACGAACCTCGACCTCGCGACATACGGCTCGCAGGACGTCATCAACATTCTGGCTGTCCGCTCGCAGTACATCACGGCTGCGTGGAACCCGGCTGCGTCGGCTAAGTCGATCACGGCGTCGGTCAGCGTGGTCGCCGCCCTCGCTTCTGGCGCGAACGGGTCTTCCACCGACGACTACACCACGGCGTTCGCTGCGCTCGGCACCATCGACCGCCAGTTGGTCGTCTTCTGCCCCGGCATCTACGACACCACGACCCTGTCTGCTCTTGAGTCGTTCGCCTCGACCTACAAGGGCTTCGCGGTCATCGACACGGCTGCTGGCATCACACCTTCGGCGGCAGTCACCTACGCAGGCTCGCTGACCTCCAGCACCTACTCGGGCGTCTACTACCCGCACCTGTGGGTTGCGGACCCGACGAGCGCAGCGCGTGACGCCATCCGGCTCGTCCCGCCGTCAGGCGCAGTCGCTGGAACGATCCTCGCGACCGACACCTCGCGTGGCGTGTTCAAGGCCCCGGCTGGCATCGAGACCGTCATCCCCGGCGTCGTCGCTCTGGAGCGCACACTCACGGCTGCCGAACTGGACTCGCTCAACAGCGACACCAGCCCGGTCAACGCGATCCGGTTCGTCGCCGGTGTCGGCCCCGCCATCATGGGCGCTCGCACGCTCAACCAGAAGGCGGCTACCCGCTACATCAACATCCGGCGCTCGCTGTCGTACCTCGACCGCGAGTTGAAGAACCGTCTGGAGTTCGCGGTCTTCCGCAACAACGACCTCCTGCTCTGGAACCAGATCAAGACGGTGCTCGACGCCTTCCTCACCTCGTACTGGACCGCTGGTGGCCTTCGCGGGGCTACGAAGCCGCAGGCGTTCTACATCAAGATCGACGGTGAGAACAACTCAGCGGCTGACATCGCCAACGGCATCGTCAACGTCGAGGTCGGCGTTGCCCTCCAGTTCCCCGCCGAGTTCATCAAGATCAACCTCACCCAGCAGACAACGTCCTGAGGAGATAAGTAATGCCGACATCATCCATCAACGTTCGGGGCGCTCTGGCTAGTGACCCGATCCGTAACTTCCGCTTCTTGGTGACGTTCATGCCGCTCACCGTCAGCGGAGCCGATCAGGGCTGGAACCCCCAGCCCCAGATCGGGTTCACCTCGGTCTCTGGTCTGGCAATCGCCACCGAGTCCATTCCCTACCGGGAAGGTGGCTTTAACACCACCGTCCATCAGGTGCCGGGGCAGACGACCTTCTCGCCGGTCACGTTCCAGCGTGGCGTCACGGTCGGAAGCCAGCAGCACTGGGACTGGATGAAGATGCTCTTCCAGACTGTGTCTGGTAGCACCTTCTCCAACAAGCAGTCCTTCCGCTCCGACATCGAGATCGCGGTCCTCGCCCATCCGGTCCCGTACGCACGGAACACCGGCAACAGCAACGACCCCTACGGCTCCCTGACTCAGACCGAGTCGATGGCCGCAGAGGACGATCTGGTGGTCGCGCGATTCCGGCTGTACAACTGCTGGCCGACCTCGGTCGCCTACTCGGACCTCAACGCGGGTGACAACGCCCTCATGGTCGAGCAGATGACCATCGTGCATGAGGGCCTGTCGATGGAGTGGGCGAAGCGCGCTCAGGACGGCACCATCACGGCGGCCAAGCAGTTCTAACCCCTAACCAGAAAAGGAT